ACGTTCGTCTGCACTGCGCGCCAATCGTCTGCTTTCCGCTGCGCCTACCAGATCAGATCCCAATGCCTGTGTAGACCGCAAATCTGCTGCCTGTGCCAATCGACGCTGTAAATCTGCCGTAGTCAGATCACTCTGCAGCACTTGGCCGGCACGCTGATCTGCTGTGTTTGCCAGTGCGCGCTGTTGGGCAGCTGTGGCGAGGTCTGACCCCAACGCTTGCTGTGATCGTAAATCTGCTGCTGCTGCCAGTTGACGCTGCTGTGCTGCTGTCGAAAGGTCACTGCCCAATGCCTGACCAGCACGTTGATCGCCACTTAGTGCCAACCTGCGCTGCAGTTCAGCCGTAACTAAGTCGGATTGTAATCCACGCTCTTGCCTACTGGCATCGTCCATTGCCAGCTGACGACCCAAGCGTTCAGTCTCTAACTGTGCAAGCTGACCCTGGCGGCCAAACACATCTGCGCGCGCCTGACGCTGCATTTCTTGATCGGCCAACCCCAGCTGATCTACGCGCGTCTGCAACCCTAATGCTTGAGATATTGCATCGCCGGCAAGACCTGCCCCCAACGCTTGCCTGTTGTCCATCTGTGCCGATAGGCCGGCCACATCGCCAATAGCTGCCCTCGCCAAATCCTCGTTAGCTAATCGCAGATTGTCGCGCCTACCTTCAAAGTTCAGCGCGTCATTGATCGCTTGTGTTTGTAGGTCATACCCTAATGCGTTTATGTCGTTTAATGTGCGTTCACGCGACCCGATAAAATCACCAAACGCCTCTGCCGTATCACCACTTCGCAACACACCCAAGCGGTTTAAGTTTTCGCGTAATTGTCGTTGCTGGTCTTCGCTGCGCTGTAGAAAGTCTGCACGCTGTTGCTCTATAAGTGGGTTGCTGCCACCACTCAAGCGATCAAGTATGGCTTGTTCAGCCTGTTGGGTAAGGTTGGTATCGAGCGATACGCCCGTATTGTTCAGCCTGTTTCGTGCCGCCACCATTGCCGCGTTTAAGTCAGCACCAGACCCCAACGGATCGCCCTGCAGCCGGTCTAATACGTTCTGCTGCGCTGCATCTGTTAAAGCTGAGTCTGTGTTTACCAGCTTGCCGGCACGCACTTGGTTCAACAGTGCTTGGTCAGCTGCCATCGCACCGTAATCGTTGCGCGTTGTGCCGATCCCTGTTCCCGTTCCCACCTTCAATGCGTCATCAAACCCCAATGCGCTATACGGCGTTGCTACTCCCGTTCCCGTATCTATTGCAGTCGCACCAGTCATATCAACTGGATCAATACGGGTTAGGTCTGCGCGTGATTGGTTGTAATCTCCTACGGCAGTGCCGGGCGTAATGCCAAGACGCGCCATCGCATCAGACATCGTTTCGCCCTGCACGTTATTAAGGTTCGATGCTGTTATATTTTCCTCACCTATTGCAGTGCCAGGTGTAAGGCCAAGACGCGCCATCGCGTCTGCGTACGATTCACGGCCACCCATCGCACCACCGCCGCCGCCTATGCCTGTGCTACCACTAAACCCACTTAGATCTGCCGGTGCGTTTAATGGCGTATCTGCTTGGCCCTGCATCACAAACGCAGTATTAGCTGTGCCTAATACTTCTCCTGGCGTAAACCCCATATCTGCATAGCTTGGTGCTGTTGCTACCGTCTGCACTGCTGAACTACCAAAATTGTCCCGGTATTGCTGGTTCGGATCAGCCACCGTTGTCTGCACTGGTGCTTTTGTAAATGCCGCTCGGTAGTCCGCGTTTGGGTCATTCGTAGGGACTGGCATAGTTGTCTGCACTGCGCCACTACTAAAGGCATCACGGTATTGCTGGTTCGGATCAGCAACCGTTGTCTGCACAGGCGATTGGCTAAACTGCTCCCTGTATGCCTCATTGCCACCCATCGAACCCGTTGCAGATGCACTGCTTGTTGGCCTATTCATGACCTGACCGGCATTACCACCCATAACAAAATTGGTATTAGCAGCACCTTGTGGCACACCCGGTGTCATGCCCCCCATTGCATCAGCCATGCTTCTGCCGGCAAACGGATTCGTTCCACTTTGCTGTGTACTATTTCGAAGCGTTGCTGCTGTGTTCGCTGCGCCAATAGGCCCTGTATTCAACCCCAACGCGCTATACATAGCAGCCATGCTATTTTGGCCGCTACCACTACCTGTCATGCTGAAATAATCCGCTGCAGACATTTGTTGCTTAGGCTTGGTGTAGTTGAATGGGTTCATGTTTGCCGGCCCGTACATATTCATTAGCTAACCCCTGCTCTTGGTTTCCTATGCCGCCCAATGACCTTAAACTGTAGATGTGTACGGCGTATTCTATAGGGTTCATCTTTCGTGTTGTTGGTAAACTTCAAACTGCTGTGTGGATCGTATCCTTTCAGATCAATATCCTTTGACACCATGCGCTTGGTGCCTACGGCATCTACGCCCAGAGTAAACGAATCCATCACACCGCCGCCGCCCGTTGTCGTCAACGTAGTCGTGTTTCCACCCACCCCTTGTGATTCTTGCTGCACACCGAGCGTATATGCACCCAACGCATCAAAGTATGTCCGTGCATACAACCACCTCAGATCAACGTCACCGCCTAACGGTGCTGGTGCAGATGTTTCAAAATGCGTGTCATATGCTGCACCCTCATGGCTGTAATAGGCTGCCGGTGCATGATCTAACAGCTTGCCGTTAAAGTTCCCTGCGTGCGGCTTGTCGTCTATGATGCCGGCACAGTTACGTTCAAAGGTTGTCCCTGCACCATTCAATGGCCCATACCACGCAAAGCGCGTCTGCCCGGAAACGTCATCCACGTACCTATGCCGCAGTGACATCACCATTATTTCATTGCAGTTTGTATTGTCGTTCGGCAGCCAAAACCACACCTCATTTTCGTCTGCGTAATACACAGCAAACGATTGGTGTAGCCGATTCTTTGACAGATCCGGCCAGTATCCTTCATCCAGCGCATAGGATACCTTTTCAACCGTTTCGCCGCCGGCCCACATATACACGCCATCTTCTAGTACGAACACCTGCGCGTTGCCGGGAATCGTTACAACAGCACGGCCCGATAGTGTGCCACCTTGTTGTGGGTTGCGTGGATCTGTTGTAGTGCGTTGCTGTAGTTGGTATGGAATGGTCGCGTTGCCGGTAGGCAGTAGAATAGATATGAAATCTTCTGTATGGATTGCTAACGCGTTTTGTAATGGCTGTAAACCCGTTACTGGCGAACCCAAGTTATAAAAAGACGATGCGCCCCATGTTTCTGGATCGCCGGCATCTGAATACCAGACCCTATCTTTGTCTGCATTTGTGTTAGCACAAAACACACGGTTATCAAAGAATGCAACGTGTTCGGCTGTAGTAAACCGACTGTCCACATCCAACACATCCGCGTTGCCCGTCCCTGTCCATTTGATTGGAGGATTCACGCCATTGGTCAGAATAAGCGTGTCAAACGCGCGCACCCATTGAAACGTGTTATCATCCCCAGCTGTAATCGTGACAGACCCGGTTATATCTGTCCAACCGCTGTTGTAGTAATACATCTTGTCACCAGCGACAATAAACACATACTCTGTGCCGCTCGATGGCGCACGAAACTGCCCACAGGCTGTAAGTGTGGGTGTGCCGGCTATTGCACTGGCATTCTCATAGCTTTTGACACCCAACACCTTTTCAACCGATGCCGCTTGTGTCAGACGCGTGTTGAGCATATCGCGCAACCCGTTCGGCCCTATATCTTCAGCAGCCAAATCATACCGCACGCCCTGCGTCCACGGCCCATATTTGATAGTCTCTGCAGCTATAGGCATTAGCCGGCCTCTACTACCAACGAGTTATCGGTGCGTACAATAAATGCGTATGGCTGATCAGATGCCGGATACCGACGATTGCCCTGTTGCGCCAGGTTCGCCTTCATCATCAGCCGCACTACGCGCGCCATCTCTGCAGCTTCGCGCTGCGCGCCTGACTCATCCCCCTTCTCTTCGTAATACAGCTTCGATGCACCGTAAACAAGCGCAGACTCAGCTATTTGTGGGAAACCCAGCGTGAGGAATGTTTTGTTGTCGTCTGATGCGCTCCATTCAGCTATGGCAATCTGGTATCTGACCCGGATCGTGACGTTCGTATCCGATGGCGTGTAATACAGTTCAATCGTGGGATACCCCGTAGTCGTATCAACGCCGCCTATAAATACTTTATATACGTTGCCGGTAAGACTTCGGTCTTCGTCCGACATATCGTATTCATCCGGCCCGACGATCTCTAACGGCCATTCGTCTGTTTCGTTGACAAACGACCACCATGCAGTGACCGCCCCGTCTACAGGCGTGTAAACGCGCGTTATAGAAGACGAATCAAACGTGGCCGTAACACCGCTTGTGCCGCCGGTAAGCGTTTCAGTGGCCGTGAATGTGCCGGACTCGCTATATACATACAGCCGATTGTTGGTAGTGTCATGCGAATCCACAATGGCCGTCTTACCACTTGTCCCACCTGTGACCGTTTCGCCCACGGTAAACGTGCCACTGGCAGACGAAACAACAAACGTCAACGTAGTCTTGAACGTGGTCGTACGGTCTAACCACCACCACTTGAGCAGGTTTGATATTTCAACAGCTGTCAGATTTAGATATTTGCGCGCGCGATTCTTAAACGATGTGTTGCCACTATCCAACCCTACGCGATCTAATACCAGGCTGATACCTTCGTCTAATGTCATTCATAGTCTACGATGTGGTTATGTTTACCCACGCGCCGCCCTTATACACCTGTAGCTGATCGTCTGTTGTGTTGTATATAATCCAGCCATTCGATGCCGTTAGCGCATTGCGTTCGGTTGTGGTTAATGTCGGTGCTTGTAGCACTTGCCCTATCTCTACTACATCAAACTGTGCAACCGTGCCAAACGTAGTTGCTTGCTTAACCTGCCCTGCAATGTTTGGCGATTGCCGGGGTATCTGCATTAAGCCAACTCTACACCCTGGTCGTGCTGCATGGTTTCTTCAGCAGCAATATCAAACCGCACATTGCTGTCCATCTTCGTGCCATTCTTATGATGGTCAATCCACTCTTTGTATCGCTCCGTCTTAACTGGCTGCCCCTTGCCGTCTTTCACAGCTAATGCAGGGTCATTCGTATCATCGCCGCCCTGCCCCTTATACATTGGCAACCAGCCGGGGGGCAATGGGATAAACCCTTTAGGGTGTGCTACCTCGACACCACCAAACACACGCAACGCTGGTTCACTAGTGTAGTCCCTGCTGTAATCGCCTAATGCCGGCCCTGTGCCAGCCTGTAAACCAAACATCGAGCGCGTGCGTTCATTGCCGGCCAATAGATCTGCCAACCCTTCTACTACCGCAGGGTTTTCTTGCGCCTCTGCCAGTATCTGCTCAACGATGCTTTTAGGCTTTTTGATCTTAGCCTTTGCCGGCTTTTCTTGTGCTACATCAACCAGCGGCTCTAAATCGTTCGCCTCTTCGACCTTTTCCACTGCACTTGGGTTTGGTTCGCCTTTAGCTGCACCCATAGGTTGACCCATGTGATCGTATGCCGCATCTACTGTACTGCTCTTACGTTTAGCCATGTTTTGCTTTCGTTATATGTGAGCCGGTAAGGAATTGCTCCCTACCGGCCCGTTTTCACTGCTTAGTTACTTACGTTGTTGACAAAGGGGTGCGAGATGCTTGAAAGCGTCTTGCCGCCCGAATCATCAGCAACAGCGTATGCACCATAAATGACATCGCCAGCTACAACCGCATCGTCAACCGATCCAGCCGTTGAGGTCAGATACAGCTGCGCGCCATCGGCCACATCACCGCTGGTGATTTCAACCGTGCCGTCAACGCAATACCAACCATACTGGCTTGCAACGTTAGCCGACATCGCTACACCACACTTGCCCACACCATTGGCAGACGCGCGCGTAGTGGTAAATCCATTCGTATCAATCAACACCAAATCGCCGGCAGCGGTGCTTGCTACGCCTACAGCGTAAACAAATTCGCTCGTTCCATATCCGGGATTGTCAATGTCGCGCGCCTGTACACGCGTCCCTAACGGTGCTTCCTGATAGGTTGACGTTTCATCAATGTCCTGATTGAACGTCGCCCCTCCTACCATCTTCCAAGTAGCCATTATATAGTCACCTTTCCTTTCTTAAATGCCGGTGATATTCGTGGCAACGCCCAAGCGGCGGCGATTGTTCGTAATCTGCTGCACGCCAGCAACCATATAGGCCAACTGACCCAACTGCCCACTGCTCTGCAACGATACAAACGGCGTTTTCTTGAAGTTCGCCTGGCGCATCACACGCAGCTGGTGCGAACGCTTGTCCACGAAATATGCGTGATTAGCGGCAATGTCGTTGTCAGCTACGATTGCAGCACCCATGTAGGCCGGAAACTCTTGACCGTTCAAGCCATTAAGCTGCGTGCCGTTCAACTCAACGTATCCCTGCGA